AATCATCTTAGTTCCTTTAGCTGCTACTCTCAATCCACGTTCATCAGTCATTCCAGCAATGTCAATCAATGCTTGTTCTAATGAAGTTTCGTTTAAGTCTGCTTGCGTAGTTAAAGTATTTTTAACCACTGTTCCACTAACCGTTGAGTGATTAGTTGTGAACAGAGATACAGCATCACCTGAATCGTAGTTATCCGTTGAAGGAAGACCTTGAATCAAAGGTGTTACCGCTTTTACTTGTTTCGCATTAGACATAGATCTTGCTAAAGCTTTTGTGTATCTAGAAGCTAGTCTATCGTAAAGATTATCTTCGATAGCTTCTTCCGTGATTGCAAATGCTAAAGCAATTGTGTCGTGAGTGTAACGAGCAGTGTAGGTTTCTTGTGCTTCATCAAATGAAACTCCAGAACCTTCTGCTTTTGTTTGTGCGTTAGCGAATCCAGATAACATTACTTCCTCTTCGAAAGCTCTGTCACTTGACTCGGTTGTATAAATCTCAGCATGCTGATTTTCATACCGTTTGTATTCCAGGCCGAATAGTGCATTCAAACCTGGCTCTAGTTCTTTAACTAGCTGTGCTCTTGATATTGCCATAATTTAGTCTCCTATTCGTTAACTTCCAGTACTATCAATGTACTGGTTTAAGTTTTGGATTACAACTACGGTACAGTAAGCTGCTGTAAGATCATTATTTTCAGGATCTTCCGCGCTTCTTACTAATCTCCATTGCTGAGTCGTAGCGTGAGTCGTGCCAATGTCTAAGGTTGTATTTGATTTTCCAGTTGTAGTACTTCCACCTGTGTTAGCTGTGCAGCTAAAAGTATCTAAATACTTAGCATGCGCGCCAACAATAGTTGAAGCTACTGCATCATCAGATGCACAATTGTACAACTGAAAAGGATTATCATTAACAAATGCTTTTATATCTTCACTGTTCGCTGGAGTAATTGCTCCATCATACCAGTGTGCAAACGTCGGTTTTAAAGTCGTCGCTGCATTATAAAAGATTCCCTGTAGAACACCAACAGTTTCCGCAGTCGCTGAGTCTTCAGCAGTGACAATATAACCAGCAGTAACTCTTACTGCTTCTCCGTTAAAAGTATCACCAGCTGTAGCCGCGTCTATAAAATATTCAGACAATCCCTGAGTAGAAGGTGTATTACCTAACGTACCTGCTGGAATAAATCCGAACCCTGCGCTATTTCTATTAGCCATAGTTTTCTCCTTTTGTCCACCGAAGTGGACGGGTTAATTTAAATCGATGAGTAGGAATAGTTAAAAAATTAACTTTTCTTTGTACCACCGAAGGTTACACGAGTCTGCCTATCAACATTGATTGGCATACTCTTATGCTCTTCCTTCATTAAATCGTGTTCAACCGCTTCTTCCTGACCTTCTGCTTGTTTTGCATAATAATCAGTTCTTTGCTTCGCGATCTCTTCAGGTACCCTAGCGAGCACTAGGCCGCCAACCCCAATGATCCCCTTGTATTTTCCTTCAGTGACTACAGGATAATCAGTACCTTTATATTCATCGGCTCTCACCAATTCATAACCGGATCTTAATCTTCCAGAGATATTTTTAGTGTCTTGAAACCCTAAACTCTCTGCCCGTATCCATCTGTGCCTGAATCCATCAGGTGCAGGGGGTGCATCTAGAGATGATGGAGGAGTCCACACTTTTGGTCTTTCAGTATTTGACCGTGTTTGACTCGCACGTGAGGTTGTTTGTTCTTTTTTCATTTTACGCTCCTTCCGTGAGTTTTATTTGTTTTGCGTATTCTTCGAGTGGCACTCCTAATTTTTTAGCTATTGCTACTTGTGAGGAAGTGAGTCTCACAACGTTGCGTCCGGGTTTTACACTTCTCTGAGCTGAAGCGACCGACTGAACGGGCTTGGACGTTTGCTCTACTTCACCACCTATAGCAAATTTGTGCGGGAAGTCAACTTTTATTCTTTTATTTACTTCAGAATAATAGTTATCCGACTTAGGGTCAAACCCTTCATTCACTAAATCCTTATGGATTTCAAAGGCAGTAAATGTCATGGCTCTATCTTTGCCAAACCATGTATTTCTACTAGCCCATTCTTCCGCTTTAGGATCTGGATCAGGTAATTCCTGTGGTGTTTGCTGTGGTAATCTTCCACCGTCTGAAAGTTGAACAGGTTTTTCCTCTTCAACTGGTTGTTGTTTTCTTTGCTCCAATTTAGCATTCTCAAATGCTAATGTAGCAATTCTTTTATTAGCTTCAACTTGAGCAGTTGCATCTCCAGATTCAATGGCACCTGCTAATTCTTTTTGAGCAGATTCCATTCCTGTTTTTACATTTTTCTCAAATTTAGACCAATAATCAGTATCCATTTTTTTAAATTGAGACTGATCTTGTTTTCTTTGATGTTCTAAAGCTTGAGCATATTCAAGCGCAGCGCCTTCTCTACGTTCTGCTTCTCTCATCTTACGAGTAAGTTTAGCAATACGTGATTGAACACCTTTACTATATTCTTCAAGTTTAGTATCTTCTTCTTTTGGTTCTTCTTTTACTTCTTCTTTAACTTCTTTTACTGTTTCTTGTTCCTTGGTCTCTATTACTTCTTCCTTCTTTTCTTCTGGTAAAGTTACATCTACTTCAGGTCCTGAAGTATCTAACTCTACTTTTTTGTCTTCCTGTTTTATTTTATTTTCTTCTGGCATAGTTCCTTCCTATGTTAATATTTGTGCAGGATATCTGTTGGATCCTGTACTGTTGCTAAAACTTCATCTTCATTTAAAAGACGAACTTCCCCACCTTCAATTTCTATACGTGATCCTGCATAACGCGCGAAGACCACCCAATCACCAACCGCGCACCACGGACCTGTTGGATATCTCTCTTTATCCTTATAACAAGAATCTCCCATCGCAATTACGTTTCCGCATTGTGATGCAACTTGTTGTCGGTCTATAGTTTCATTTCCTAGTAAGATTCCACCTTTAGTTTTTTCATCTATTCTGAATGGTAAAACTAGTAGCCTCCAACCAGTAGGTTTAGGTAATTTTGTTTTTTCTGTTGTGACTTCTTTTTGTTCTTCTGATCTTTTTAAACCAACTAAATCTTTATTTGGTAAGTGGATCTTTGCCGTTTCGTTTGATGTCGACGACTGTTCCTTCATTTTGCTCCTTCTCATTAAGCAGGGTAGAGATTTCCTGTTTAGTTGCCTCTAGGGCATTTATTTGTCCGATAATATACTTGTATGTCTCCATACTGTCAACCCCTCCGGACGTTACTGAGATTGCCAATTGTTGTATTCTTTTATCTAATCCTCTTTGAAGTTTATAGACTACAGTTTCTAGATTCATATTAAATCTTTATAATATGCCTCATAACTTTCATTAGATGCATATTCATCACCTAATTTACTTTTAATATGCGATCCAATGTATTTTTCTTTTGGAGGATATACAAAATCTGTTTTTGTTTCACTTAATATCTTTTCTGGCTGTTTTACAGCTGGTTTTCTTGAATTACCATTAAAGGGTCTATATCTTGGGTTTACCATTATTTTTTTTTGTTAAAACGTTTCTTTTTTAAATTTTTTAAATATTCCATTTTTTTCTTTAAACCTAATGTAGGTGTAACACTTTTAATAACTTTAATTTTATCTTTTAAGATAGTCATTTTTTCCCTCCATTACGAAATATTTGTGTTCCCTTTATACCAAAAATGCTGGCACATACAAGTATCCATAAATTTGTAAACCATGATGGAAGCGCTTGAAAATGGTCAAAGAAAACATTTATTTTCTCCATAGCCGCAGGATCGTCCGACCATACTCCGTATGCGAGCACAATTATAGGAAGTGTCAAAATTAAAAGGACAATTTCATCCTTGTAGTCGTTTTGACGAGCTTCAAGGAGTTTTCCCTGGTATGCCGTCTCCCCACGGGCCATCTTAGTGGCGTGCATGTGTTGTGCATCAGCCATAGCCATTTTTGTCTCTTGACGTTTTTTGTATATATGAGTTCCAGCGTTTAACGCTAATTTAAGTGCTCCAAACCACATTATGCCCTTCCATTTGTTTTAGGTTTCATTCTAGCGAGTGTTAATCTATTTTCATTCGCCATTTCTTGTTTTTCAATTGAAGTATCCGCTCTTAATTCTGCTAATTCTTCATCTTGCTCAAGTTTATCTTCATGAATATCTTGGCCTTGAACTAACTTAGCTTGATCAATTTCAGTTTTCTTCTGCATCTCTTGTTTTTTACGTTCATTTTCCATTGCTCTTAAATCAACTTCTCTAGATTTAAGTTTTAAAAGTGGATCATGATCGAATTGAGATGTAATTTTCTTCTCTTCCTTCATAAAGTCTTCAGTCATTTCTGCAATCAATACAGCTTTTCTTGCTTCAATAGTTTGTGTCATTTGTTGCACTTGTTGTTGTACCTGCGGATTAACTGCAGCTTGTTGTTGTAGTAATTGTAACTGTTGTAGTTGTTCTCTGAATTCTAATTGAACTTGTTCTTGAGCCATTAAAGAAATGTGCTCTAAAATATTTTTCTGTAATGCAGCCATAACCATCGGATTATTTCTAACCATATTAGTCGACATAAAATTTAAGTGAGCTGTAACGTGTGCTCTATGATCCTGACCTGGAAATGCTTGAAAAGGTTTACCAGCTAATGAATCAATATGTTCTAACGATGGATCTTTTGGTGCATTCGGTGCTGGTGGTGGTAAAATTCTATCAATATCTTTTATTCCTAATGCTTCATACATTTTTCTAAATGCCATGTACAAATTATGCATTTTTGGATTTGACATTGCTAACTGTAGACCAGTTTGAGCTAATGTTAATCTTTGTGACATTGAAAATATATTTGGATCAGCTATTGGTAGAATATCTACTCTTTCATCAAAATCTGTTACTTTAACATTTCTTTGTCCACCTACAACATCGTATGGATATTCTTGTGGTAGATACTGAGCAAATACTTTTGCTAGTAATTTAAATTCTTGTTTTAGGGCTACGTATAGTCTTTTATGGATTGCTGACATTACCCTTGAACCACGTTCTAAAAGAGCTACGGTCGTACCAACGGCTGCGCCTTGGTTCCCGTCCCCGACCTGCATGTCAGCAATGGACGCGAATCTTTGTCCTGCTGTAACTACAATTCCCATCAACTGCAATAATGTAGCTGAAGGTTCTTTGTATGGTAAAAATACAAATGCATCTTTTAGATTACCACCTGGTGTGTCAACATCTTTAAATTCTCCAGGTTGTATTGGTGCAGCGTCATCTTTGACTCTGACACCTCTCTGTTTAAATCCTGCTGGTAAGTTTGATAACGTACCTGCGTCTAATAATTGACGGAGAGCAGAAGTTGCAGTTCTGCTCAAACCGCCAATCATATGAATGAGTCCAAAGCCATAAAATCCTAGTCCTGGCAGAAATTTGAAGTGGACAAAATATTGGATCTTATTTCTAAGTGGATCATTGGGCGCAAAGTTTCGTCTAATAGACAAAACTTTTTGACTACCTTCTTCGACTGTTACGACGTAAGGTAATTTTATTCCTGTTGGTTGACCGTCTTGACCAACATCTTCGAAACCTTCTAAATCTAGATTAACATGACACTCTAGTAAAGTGTACATACTTTCAATTCTAGTTGTTTTAGTAGTTCCTTCTAATTCTCTTTTTTTATCTACAACTTTATCTGCATTCACATCTGACACTGGTTTTGTTAATTCAATGTCAGTGTAAAAGCCATTGACCTGCTGTTTACGTAAATCATTTTCTGAAATCTTTACGACATGAACAACCGCTTCCGCATCATCTAATGAGGTAGCTGTATACGGAACGACTAGATCATCCGCAGGTATAAATTTTGATACGGCTCTTCCTAAAAGATCGTCATAATAAACTTTCTTAAAAGTTGAGCCGCTTAAGGGTAGATGGAATAACATTTGATCAAACTCTGGTTCATATTCTTTCATCTGATCCATAAGTTGATAATTCATAAAATCTTTAACTCTTTGTGATTGAGCTTCTTTAGCAGGATTGGATACACCTAGAACTTGAGTTCTAACGGGTCCATCTGCTGGTAATAATTCTTTATAAGCAAGTGCTTGAAACTGAGTTACAGCTTCAGCTAAAACTGGGTGTGTTGCACCAGATGCTCCTTGAAATGGTTCTGATCTATTATCGTATTTAAATCCTAAAAGATCTAAACCGTTCGTATAAGAACTTTCCCAATCTTTTCTAGACATTTTATAATCTGTATAATTTTGTCTTAATTGAATTCCAACTGGATCTAAAACTGTTTCTGGAAGTATGTCGGCTAAATTATCAAAGTGCGTGTTTGACTGAGCTTGGTTCACGGAACTTGGTTCAAAATTAACTGTAGCACCACCTTCTTCATCAGGTGTTACTTCTACAGGTTGTCTTTGTTGTTGCTCCGTAATGTCAACATCGGTTGGTGCTTGTGCACCAGGTATTTTTACTTCGTGTCTAACATTCGGGAGTGATTTGTCTATGTCTGCCATTTATACTCCTAGGATTTTTTACCATTAATCATTATAGAACGCAAGCCCTGTCTTTCAGGTGGAATTGCATTTGGTTTACGTATTCCTGCTATACCACCA